CGCGGTTTCAGAAGACAAAATCTTTTCCGTGAACTTCGATTACAGAGTACCAGAGATTCCTCTCTAAATACTTCTGTTCTCTGAGTCCACGAAGAACTTTACGTCCGATGATATAAGCGGCTAGAGACTTTGCTTCACTTGCCCTCATAGTAAAGATATTATCATTACTAGGAAGAGCAAATGAACGCAATATGAGGGGTCAATCCTTACCGACCTCTCTTATCTCTTTGGCTTGTCGCAAAAGATCAATGTAGAGCTCAGATAATCTACCATAACAGTAGAGTATCGGTTCTGCACTGATTACCGTGTCTGCAGTATCAGGAGTCTCAAACTCTCGTGATGTTAAATCTAGAACGACCTTGAGGGCTAAACCCCCAAGATCAGTCTCGACTTTCGTCATAGGGTCTGACTCTGTGAACAATTCTTGAATGATGTTAGAAAGAAATTTCTTAGCATCACTCGGAAATGTATGGAGGCCAAAGTACCTGGAGATGGTGTTGAAACCGTCATCAGCTACAATGGATCCAGCCATTACTTTTGTAATGGATTCACAGAGAACGGAACTGTCTTGCATTACTTTGCAATTTTTTGCACGGTGATGAAGGACAGTTTTGTAAAACTCCTTAACTGCAAGTGGAATTGAATCACAAACTCACCCTTTACTTTCAACTTCTATAAGAAGGTTAGTAAGAAGATGTGATCTCCTACTAGATTCCTTTAAAGCTGAAATAGGAAAAGGCGTGATCTCCAGAAATCTATCGGAGTCACCCTTATAGAAATATCTTTTAGCAAACTCAAAAAGGGTTTTACTCCGATGAGTTTTACTAGAAGAATAATCTACACCTAATTCGGTGAGAAGGGTCATATAGAGCTCTCCTATTCTCTGATCGGAAAGTATAATATCATCTCCTAAGAGATTATATTTATAACTTTTTCAATCAATCCCGACTTCTCTACAGCAATAGTATACCAAATAATGGTGTGCTAATGCAAAAGAGGCTCAGGATG